GAGACCAACGACATCACCGTCATCCACAGCGGCACGCTGCCGTCCACGATCGCGTAGGGAGTCACCGATGCGTTTCCTCCATCCCCGGCCCCAGCCCCTCGTCGAGCACCTCGCCTTCCGCGACGGAGTCGACGTGGTCATCCGACGCGGCCGGGTGGTGGAGGACTCCATCCGCCTCGGCTCCAACCAGGTCCACGCCGTCGTGCTCCATCCCGACCGCACGTTCGATGATCTCGGCGTCAGCCCGAACCTCATCACCACCGCCAACAACGGCGGACGCGACCAGGCGGCCGCCATGCTCGGCGGCAAGCTGGGCTTCGGCGTGTCGGGCACCATCGCCACCGCCAGCTCGGCCACCACCCTGACCGCGACCGCCACCCCATTCTCGACCGACGCCTACATCGGTCAGATCGTCGTGGCCGAGGAGTCGACCAACTCCCCGGTCCACGCCACCATCATCAGCAACACCACGTCGGTCCTGACCGTCGATGCGTGGCGCAACGGCGACGACTCGGCGGGGACGACCCCCGGCTCCACCGCGAACTACCACATCGTCGCGGGCAACGCCGCAGCGCGGTACATCGCCCTCACCGAGAACGCGGGTGCGGCCAACGCGGCCGACACCGCGCTCACCGGCGAACTGACGACCGGCGGCATGGGGCGGGCGCTGGGCACCTACGCCCACACCCTCGGCGCGGCCACCTTCACCCTCGCCAAGACGTTCAGCGTGACCTCGACTTTCCCGGCCATCCACAAGGCTGGGCTGTTCCAGGTGAGCACCGCGTCGTCCTCGCTCCTGTCCTTCGAGACGGTGCTGAACGCCGACGCCAACGTGGTCAACGGCGACTCGCTCGCCCTGACCTGGACCATCACGCTCAGCTGAGCGATGGCGGCCGTCACCCAGCTCGACCGGGTGGCGACGACCACCGCGGGCAACAAGTCCACGACGTCGGTCGCCGTCACCCTCGGTGGGTTCATCCTCATCATCGCCCACAACAGCGGGCGGACCACGGCGCAGGTCGGCACCCTGTCCGACGATAACCCGGTCAGTTCGACGTACACCCAGATCACCAGCGCCACCAAGAACACCAGCGCCGACTCCCAATGGGTGTTCGTCCGCAACAAGCCGATCGAGAACACGACCAACACCATCTTCACCTGGACACAATCGGGTGACACAGGTGGCGGGCTGGTCGTGTTCCAGATCACCGGGATGACCATGTTCGGGCCGGGCGCCATCCGCCAGACCGGCAAGCAGGACAACGCCGGCACCGGCACGCCGTCGATCACGATGGGCAAGGCGTTTCTGACCGGCAACGCTGGCATCGGCCAGGTTCACACCGGGCAGACCGGGACGACCAACACCGCGCCGCCGACGAGCTGGACCGAGACGGGCGACGCGGGCTACTCCACCCCGTCCACCGGTATCGAGAGCGTGACCCGCAACAGCGGCGAGACGAACACCACGATCGCGTGGACGGCGGCCACAACCAGCGCCTTCTCGTCGGTCCTGATCGAGCTCGACACGACCTTCGTTCCGCACCGCAACCCCTACGTCCCCCTCCTCCCGCAATAAGGGCTGCCGATGTATTCCGTGACGATGCAGAACCAGACCATCGTGGCCGACGCCACCCTGGTCATCATCCACACCGACTCGACGCTCGCCACTGGCGGCTCGACCATCGAGATCCTGCGGGCATGGGTCGGCAACCAGACGACCGAGGCGTCCGACCAGCTCGGGATCATCCTCGGTTCCAAGGTCACCGCGTTCGGCACCTACACCAGCACCACGCCGGTCGGGCATTTCGTCGACGGCCGGGTGTCGGGCATCGTGGGCGGGACGGCCGGCGCCGAGGGTACGGCCGGGACCGACGCCAGCGCCGAGGGCGCCGGCGCGGTGACGCCGATCATCTACGACGGCTTCAACAACCTGAACGGCTGGTTGTGGGTGCCCGTTCCCGAGGAGCGGATCATCCTGACCTCGGACAAGGCCATCGTGCTCAAGATCGTCGGCACACCGGCCGTCCTGACCGGCTGGTCGGCGGGGATCACCTACCACGAACTGAACTAGGAGCGGGCCATGCCTGGCCTGTTCCGCCATCCACCCCAGCCGCAGCAGCGGATCAAGAAGGTCCAGCCGGCCGCCGCTGGCGGCACGCTGTACGACCGCACCTGCGCCGACAGCCTGACCTTTTCGGACAGCGTGGTCCGTGTCCTGACTCTGGCCCGGACCAACGCCGACAGCGTCACCTACGGGAACAGCGTGGCCCGTGTTCTCACCCTGAACCGGACCGCGTCCGATTCGGTGACTTACGGCAACGCCGTCACCCGGACGCTGACCCTGCTACGGAGCAACGCGGACAGCCTCGGCTTCGCCGATGCGGTCGTGCGGGTGCTCATCCTCGTTCGGACCGCCTCCGACAGCCTCACCTACGGCAACAGCGTCGCTCGTGTCCTGACCCTGCTCCGCACCACGGCGGACGGGCTGGGCTTCTCGGACTCGGTGGTCCGGGTGCTCACCCTGTTCCGGGTCAACGCCGACTCGCTGACGTTCAGCGATGCGGTCGCGGGCATCAAGCTCACGATCCGCACGGCGGTCGACGCGCTCAACATCTCGGACGCCGTCACCAGGACGCTCACTCTCGCCCGCTCCAATGCGGACTCGTTGACCATCGGCAACACCGTGGTCCGGGTGCTCACCCTGATCCGGTCGAACGCCGACACCCTGACGATGGGCGACACGGTCACGCGGGCGCTCACGCTGCTCCGCACCGCCGCTGACAGCCTGACCTATGGCAACACCGTTGTCAGGGTGCTGACCCTGCTCCGCACGGCGGCCGACAGCGTCACCTACGGCAACACGGTGGCCCGCGTCGTCACCTTCGTCCGCTCGACCGCGGACTCGCTGACCATCACCGACAGCATCGCTCGCGCCGTGACCGCCGTGCGGACTGCGGCCGACGCGCTCGGGATCAGCGAGGCAATCGCCTACATCGTCATCCCGGTCGGCGGAGTCGTCGCCGCCGGCTTCGCGCCGGTGGCCCACGCCTTCCACGTCATGGCCGTTGCCGTATCGCATGCGTTCCGCCCTGGGGCTGAGACGAAGGACGGCAGCCCGACCGGGCAGGCCACCTCGAGCACCCCGACCGCCACCGCAGAGCACGACAAGCCGGAGCACTAATGGCCAACGTCATCAAGGTCACCGCCGAGAACGCCGACGAGCTGCTCAACGCGGGCGCGTATGGGGCGGGTGCCCTCATCCAGATCCAGTCGTCGGCCACCGAGGCAGGTGCGTTCGTCGACATCAGTGGGACGGGCAGCACGCCGACGATCGCCCTCGTGGCGGGCACCTACACCTACTCGGGCTACGACCCGAACGGGGCGAGCACGACCTGGTACAAGACCCGCTTCCGCAACGTCGGCGGCACGCTGGTATCGGACTACTCGGCCGCGTTCCAGGCCAGCGCCGAAGGCTCGGGTCTGCTCGCCAGCCTGTACGACCTCAAGCAGCGGCTCGAGATCCCGTACACCGACACCGCCCAGGACGAGAACCTGCTGGAGTGGCTGCGCCAGGCGACCTCGTTCATCCACACCTTCACTGGCCGGGTGTTCACCCCTGACGGCACGACTACCTACCGGGTCCACACGACCTCGGGGTATCGGCTGTACCTGCCACGGGGGATCGTGTCGGTCACGACCCTCGGCGTGGCGACGACCAACCAGCCCGCGTCGGGCGGGACGTACACCACCGCCACCGCGGCCGACTACTACCTCGATCCGCCCGCCTTCAACCGTTCGCCCGGTTGGCCCGCCGACTCGATCTGCTTCCTGCCCAGCGGGGCGTCGGGCTCGGTCGTGAAGTTCTACACCGCCACGTTCGGCGCGGAGATCACAGGTACCTTCGGGTTCCCGTCGATCCCGTCCGACATCAGCGGGATTGCCCTGACCCTGGCCGTGTCGTCTGCCCGCGAGCGCGGAGCTGGCGGCGGCGACACGGTCACGGTCGGGATCGGTGGCGAGCGGACCTTCGAGCGGGCCCTGTCCTACAAGGACCGGCTCACTCTGGAGAAGTACCGCATGATGCTGGCCGCCTGATGGCGTGGTCCGACGTCCAGACGACCTACCACGCCCACCTCGTCGCCGCCGGCCTAGCGGTCACGCCGACCATCACCAGCATCGTCCGCGGCGAGCCGTCAGCCCTGACCACCGTCCCGGTCCTCGCCTACTGGTGGGGCGGTCGGCGCGAGACGGTGTTCGGCGGGAACACGCTGAGCAAGGTCAGCACCGACGAGGCGCTGGTCACGACGCTGTACGTCCCCGATGGCATCCGGCTTCCGAACCGGAACCAGACGGTCGAGGACTATATGCACGACGTCATCTTCCAGATCCACGACCGGCTGTGGGGCGACGCCCACCTCGGCGAGAACGCCATCGCCATCGACATCTCGGAGACGACCGCCGCGTGGGCGCTGCTGTCCAACATCACCGCCCGGACCGCGACCTTCACCTGCTGGGCGGCGATGGTCGACCAGCACACGATCGCCAACTGATGCCCGCCGTCACATCGGGCCGCGGCAAGAACGTGGTCGAGGTCGACGTGGAGCTGCGCGGGGTGTTCTTCACCGGCAATCCGATCGGGCGCCTTCACCGGAACGCCTACTCGGTCCTCCGTGACGAGGGCGCGGTCGGGGCCCACGTGGCCAGCGCACTCCTCCAGGCCAAGCAGACACAGACCGGCGGCGGCTACCCCGACGTGGTGATGGCCGACGAGATGCGGGCGGTCCCGATGAAGATGCGGCGGGGCACCGGGCGCCTGGTCATCAGCGCCAACTACGGCAGCCACCCGCTCGTCCGCAAGTACAACCGCTGGATCGAGGACGCCAGCACCGCCCGACCGAAG